CAGGTGTTAAGGACACGTCCTTGTCCGTCGAGGATGGACTGGTTGAAGTTGAATCCATTGAGGTTGAACGCCATGGTTGACACGCCAAGAGCAGTGAACCAGATGCCGACAACCGGCCACGCAGCAAGGAAGAAGTGCAAAGAGCGTGAGTTGTTAAAGGATGCATATTGGAAGATCAAACGACCGAAGTAACCATGGGCTGCAACGATGTTATAGGTCTCTTCTTCTTGTCCGAACTTGTAACCATAGTTCTGTGACTCTGTTTCAGTTGTTTCACGAACAAGCGAGGAAGTAACGAGACTTCCGTGCATAGCAGAGAAAAGAGATCCACCGAATACCCCAGCAACACCGAGCATATGGAACGGGTGCATAAGGATGTTGTGTTCTGCTTGGAATACAAGCATGTAGTTAAAAGTACCAGAGATACCAAGAGGCATAGCATCAGAGAAAGAACCTTGACCGAAAGGATAGACGAGGAATACTGCACTCGCAGCAGCGACTGGTGCAGAGTATGCAACACAGATCCATGGACGCATACCTAGACGGTAAGAAAGTTCCCACTCACGTCCCATATAGGCATAGATGCCGATAAGGAAGTGGAAGACTACCAGTTGGAAAGGACCGCCGTTGTAGAGCCACTCGTCGAGTGAGGCAGCTTCCCAGATTGGGTAGAAGTGAAGACCAATTGCGTTGCTAGATGGGACGACAGCACCAGAGATGATGTTGTTTCCATACATGAGTGAACCAGCTACGGGTTCACGGATACCGTCGATGTCCACAGGGGGAGCAGCAACGAATGCAACGATGAAGCAAATTGTAGCAGCAAGCAGGGTTGGAATCATGAGGACTCCGAACCAACCGACATACAGACGGTTGTTGGTGCTTGTTACCCAGTCACAGAATTCATTCCAGACTGATTGAGTTTGTTGTTGTTGTAGTGTAGCGTTAGCCATTGTTTTGAAAAGGGTTATGTATAAGTGCGGGGAACACTAAGTAAGATATTCCCATCCCACCCTCAGGGACAGGTATTAGAGACGTTTTTATACACCCTAGAGGTCTCGGTTTGAGGGGTGTAAAGAAGAGTTAAGAAATGTGTTGGTTCCTTAACTTGCTGATTTATTTATAATATCACAGTTTCCCTGACCTGTCAAGCACCTTGTTAAGATGTTTTGGGGTGGTACTCCGTTGACTCATGTATCATACCACATAAAAACGGACCCATCAGGGGTCCTATGCCAGTTCATATTTTGGGTAGTTTGGAAACCTTCTGTGAGAATATTTGTCTACTAAATAGCTATGAAAAAAAAATAGAGGATGTATTACATGAAAAGATTCATACCTCTCGTAATGCTACTGATGACAGCCAGTGCTACACAAGCAGGCGGAATTGTATCAAAACATTCTTCGAGTGTTCAACTAACTGTTGATGCTGCTCGTTCTACTGCCGTAAGAATTGGAGACAGCTACTCTGCTTCTGGTTCTAACATTTCGGTCACTACTATGGGCACCCTTGGAACTGCTGGAACATATGATGTTCATACAGCAGGTAGTGATTGGTCATTTACAGAAGCTATGACTGTGAAAGATGCCATCCCAACTGCAGCAGTAACAACAGGAGATACTCCAAACTTCTCTAACGTTACTGGTTATACAGCTGGTACTGCTGGATCACTAGCAGGTACTATTAATAGTGCTCATACTATGGCATTAACTGCTGGTGGAGCTGGCACATCTGCTACAGGACAATTCGTAACTGAAATTACGGTAATTGACTAAAACACAAGAGGATATTCGCAATGACCCTTTTTGGAAAGACAATATATTGGTCTGTGATGTCTGTGGTGGGTGCAAGTGTCATACTTGTTCCTGCCCAGGCGGTCCCCGTGGTCCCGAACTTCACACAGGGAAGCATGAGCAGTCATACAGAAACCACTCAGAAGATAACTGAGACAATAAATTCAATGGACTATAACACAGGGTATCAATACTCTGCGACTGGCAGTGGTATTGAGCCATCAAGTGGAACAATCAGTCCTTCACTAGGTTCCACAAATGTAACAATTAATGGAGTGACTTCATCATGGACAGGAATAACAGAAACACCAAAGTTCAGACAGACAACACCAGGAGCAGCATTTCAGTTTACAGAAACTTATTCTGGACCTGGGTTAAGCAATCACACAATAATACAAAGAGAAACAGAAGTAACAAGCGTAACAGATACTACAAGTATATTCCAGCAATAATCTTAAGTGGATTACTCCCAACTCAATCTTTGGCCGAAACTGTTGGTGGGGTCAGTGCTACCGCTTCTCCTGTTGCTAACTCTTCAGGTAGCGTTACGAATCAAGCAATCCAGGTCCTTCAGGGTCCATATATTACGAACACATATGGTGCAGGAATCCAATGTCAAGGTCCTACACTTAACGTTACCCCGTATGTAACTGGTGCTGTATCTGCACAAAAACCATACGAACCTTACTATAATGACCCGGTATATGATGTCACTGATAACTTCGGTGCGTTTGATGAGAATGGAGTTCCAATGGGTGATGGGGTATTAGATAATCCTGGAGATATAATATTCCGTAAACGTACAAGAACCGGACAAAAAGATAACTATAATCTATCTTTAGGGTTCTCTGCTACATGGTCACGACCATTAGATGGAAAACTACAAGACCAATGTAAAGAGGCAGCTGCTGCTAACATCGCTTTGATGCAACAGACAACTGCCAATAAAAGATTAGATTTTGAGATTGCGAGACTTAAGAATTGTGGTGATTTGATGAAAAAAGGAATTCGTTTTCATCCCAGAAGTCCGTATTTTAAAATATGTGCTGATATAATAGTTGATAATGTCACTTATATCAAACCACATATCCATGATATACCAAAAGTTGGACCAAAGTCTAGAGATGCTTCAGATTTAGGTGGTGTTATCAATTAACTCAATTCAAGCCATTGTGAAGGATGGTTTGATGATTGATGATACTTATAGTTTTCTTGATTAAGAGTTACTCTAATATCTCCAGAGATAGCAATTCTCTCACCCCTAATCTCAGAAACTTTCATAGTTTGATGTAACATATGGCTAGGGAAAAATAAAATAGTTCCTTCAATTGGTGATATAGTATAGTAATTACAATTATATGAATTAAATTTATTCAATAAATTTAATTTTCCTCCCTCAAATAAAGCACCAGAAATTTCATTAGGATTTTCTCTTTGCATAGCACAAAATTTATCAGAGTGGGGATCTGATTTCAAATAATAAACAAAACTAATATTTGACTCATTATGTGCATGAGGAGTTAGTTGTGGAATTTCTCGCTGATGAACTCCGACCCAAGATTTCATAATATGATATGAAAGTTTTTCATGCATAACATCAAGACATTCTAAGTACTCATCAAGATTTTTTTTAATTGATTCAAATAAATGAGGATATTTTTGATGAACAAACAGTTTTCCAGAATTTTCTGGTGTATTAAAATATTCACCATGAGGATATAATGACACTCCACTTTCATCAGAATTATACCAATAATCTCTTATATCACTTAAACTTTCTTCTTTAAATTGATCATGTATTTCTACTTGCCCCTGATAAACAATTAGAGGGAAAATTTTATGTGTCTTATACATCCTACTGATCATCTCCAGGATACATGCTATTTGATTTTTTAGTTTCACTCAACATATCAAACGACCACTCACTAGTAGATCCCAATTTTTCTTCTTTTATTCTTGTGGATTGGTTATACCATCTAGTATCCATATAAGAATCTCCATTGCCATACTCACCAATAGGGCAAATATTGAAAGCCAAAGAATACCTAGATGAATTTGATCTATGCTGACCAACTGAATGACTAATATAACTTGGAAAAAATAATAATTTATTTTTCTTTGGTTTTGCTCCCCAAACAGCTGAAGTAAATATATTATTTTGATCAGATGATGGTGTATAAAAATCCGTATATTTATCTAATGGATTTAACATTATCAGATCAGCACATTCATCATCATAATCATCATAGTAATATACTGCACTATAGTAACTATTCTTATGCCAATGCACTTGACTGAATTGGCCTCTTTCTATTTTAGTAATCCAAGAAGTTGAAATAATATGTTCACAGTCATTGAAAAGAAATTCTTTATTTACTTTTTTCCAGTATGAAAGTAAAATATTTTTAACTCTAGGATGTTCATCTAAAATAGTAAAAGTAGCATTTTCTAAATTATCTGATCCTTGAAGTGTACTTGCAATAAATTTTGAATTAGATTCCTTCAATTCATCCGTATCTTCATTTACAATGACACTAAACAAAGGAGATGAAAACATTGGTATTACATCAAATTCTTCCATTATTACTCAATACGATTGTCTTCAATTATAGCAGTAAAAATTACATAAGTCTATTTTTTATTTCATATAATATCCTTTCCTTAACAACTCATAATCTTTATTGCATATTAAAAAAGTCCGTTTTTAATATCTTCTAGATGGTCTTCTGAACAAAGGCAAGCAGTGTAATCAAGATAATACTTTTTCATTATTGCAGGAATACCTTTTGCAGTAATACTACTATTACAAACAATCCAGACTTCTTTCTTTCCTTCAAGGACATGATGCTTAAGTGGGAACTCTGGATTTTTCATTTAATATAATCTCCTTTCCTTAATAACTCATAATCTTGAACTATACCTTGTTTAAAGTGAATACGACAATCTGGCCATTCTTTCCAGTCCCCTGACCACTTTTCTGGGTAAATTGTAATATACTTTGTTATTAGCCAAGGTTTTACCTTTCCTCGTATTCCATTTGGTTGCCATCGATATTTCATCCACTTATGATTCTTTTTACTTAATTCTTCTTCTGGAATTTCAACAAAGTCTGCAGTATTTGAATAATCAATAAGATACAGACACCCCGATGGTGAAATCCAATATTGAGACATAGTTCCACCCATATCACCATACTCTATATCTTTAGTATGGCATTGTTCTGAGAAGTGTTCACCAAAAGAATATGAACATCTCATATAATCAAACATTCCCATTAGACACCTTGTTTATTTTGATTTAGACTTAAGAGTTTGCCGTAATTCCATTATAGCATGATTCCTATCTCTCTGTTCATTTATGCGTTCAGATCGTGATAATACTTTAGGAGTTTTTCCACGTAAGGTAGCAATCTTTTTCATCACTTTCTTAACCGTTGGTTTGACTACTTTCAATAGTATGTCTGCCAACGGTTTTGCTAGTAGTGCTGATGATGTAGCAATAACAGCAATACCACCCACCTGCATAACCTGTCCACCACTAGGTAGACCAGCAAGTATTTGTGTAGGAAGTGCTACTGGTTCTGTTATCTGAACACATGTCTTATCAATAAGTTTATAACCAACAACTTCCTTTCTAAATCCTTCTACTAATGTTCCTACAGGTTCTTGTGCCTGCTGTACTTTAGTAGGGCATTCTACATTAGCAGTAGATGGTGGAGGGGAAGATGGTGGTTTAGCTCCAGGTGGTGGTTCTGCTTCTGGTTGTTCTGGTGATTTTACTGGTGGAACTGGAGTTTCTCTGGTTAATTTAAGTTTATCTTTATTATAATCAATCGGGTTGAATGATGGCATTTGCCCATCACAGAAAGTTGATATTCCTTTAGGGTCATCATTTTCTAATTGATTATTCTCATTTACTTCATGTGCTTCAACACATCCAGGAACATCAACTATTGGGCTTCCAATTATAACTGTAACTGGTGGTGGAACAGATATGGTTCTATTGACACTACTAGGATCAAATATTGGAATAACATTTACACCAATATCTCTTATCTGAACATCAATATTATTAATTTGTCCACCACGAACTTCTGGAATTTCAGGCATTATTCCTCAAAGATTTTAAAAATAGATGTCCAAATAGAATGAAAGAAAACATAAAGAAAAAATGTTTCTGTTGCTTCTTTCTTTGCTTGTTTCTTATAAGTCGATTGTGCCATAGTGTACCTCAAAGTTTGTACTATTTAACAAGTCACATTAAATTTTAATTATATTATTTTATATTCTGAGATTTAATCAAATCAATTCTTGCTCTCAAGTTTTGTTCAGAATCTCTTTGAAGATGTCCATAAAACATATTCATATGAGTCTGAACAGTTTTCCATCCATGATACTTTTTATGAGATCTTACTTTCATATAGTAATCATGTAGTAGAATCTTGGCATCATTTACGGTCATCCATGGATGAACAAACGTTAACCTGATAGCATCTTCTTCCATTAGCAATCATCAAACACTGATCCAACCTGAGAACCAAGTGTTGACCCTGCTTTCTGTCCTAGAAGTAGAGCCCATCCACCTGCTAACCAACCCACATAGGGTACACTTGCAAGTGCAGGAACAGCAAGACCAGCAGCTATGCTAGTTCCTGCCATCGCACCTTGACTTCGTGCTCCAGCGTCCGCCACTAAACACTCTGCTTGTTTGGCAGTCAACTTTCCCTCTTCATCTGTTGCACCTCCCAGATTTCTGGTGCCCTCACGGGTGAATTGATCACGACGCCATTCATTTCTAATTTCAGTACCACCACCAAATAATCCCCGTTTCTCTTTATCAACATCTAGAGACCTTTCGGACTCTAGAATCTTAGGATCGTCAGCACGGAATTCAATTTCATAACCATCCTTACCTGCCTTAATCCTATAAGAAGAATAAGGACCACGAGGAATGTTAAATGTAGGAGGTTGAATCACAGGTTCAGGTTCCTGCCTGAAAACATATCCAAGCAGACCTATATGAGAAAAACCAACAAGAGCACCCAATACTAATGCAGCAGTCTTAACTGGAGAAGTGGACTTGCTCGGCACATGCTCGGTATTTTCATCAGACTTCTTAGAGTTAAACATGGCTAGAAGGATGGAATAGATGGACCACCAGAACTAGGAATTGCACCACCAGTCATTGATGGAACCTCTGGCATATCAGGCATTGCAGCATCAATTAAACCAGGGAGTGCTCCCGTAATTGCTTCTGCTGCTGCTTCTGCTACTTTCCCTCTAGCATCTTCAATTAATGTGTCTGCGTTTTTATAAAGATAAGCACCACCAACAACAACACTTAATGAGACAACTCCTGAAAGAAGTGCGATTACATTAATTACTTTTTGCATTTTTAAATACCTTGATTACTATCAGGACTTGGTATCATTTGATATGATAACTTATCCCGCAATTTGTTTATTCTTTCTATATCATACTGTTGAAAATGCCCTCTCTTTTCTACATATTTATAGTAATGAAGTGCATTTTGTATAATAGTGAAATCCTCCATAGTTAAATCAAAATTCATAATATTATTAACTACTTATACTAGTGTACCGTGCTGTCTACGAATTTCTCGTAATGCATCAAGGTTCATATCCTTGGTGCCACCATCATATGCATGAGCATATCCTTCAGTAATCATTTGCTCGTTCAATGATACTTCTGCGTCTCCAATATATAACCAACCAAGAAGGCGACCGTACTTACCCATACCGCCAACCAGTTCAGTTCTGACAGAGAGTTCATCGTCACCAGCAATTGCTCCTTCTAGTTTTTCTTTCATCCAGTTGGTAGCATCTAGTCCCAGAGCTTTCTCCTCAAGGTTTCTAGTTCTTTTCTCTGGCGTATCAACTCCAGCAACTCTAACTCTTTCTTTCTTGTATAAATCAAACCCGAGGTCAATAGTGACATCGATAGTATCACCATCAAGGACACGGTTGATCTCCGTCACTCGAAAGTTGTAGCAGGACTTCCTGCTTGGTGGTGTCATTGCTCCCATCTTCTAACTCTGCAAATGCTTGTCTTAATATGTATACAACATATCCTAATGCTAATCCAACAGCAATAATCACCAAGATGATTACTGACCATACAGGATTACTTGGGTAGTCAAGTGGACGTAATAGTAAATTCATTTATGACTCCTATTAAATGGTTCCCAATGTTGCCAACCGTATGTATGGACTGCCCACATACCAATAATGGGAACGAAGACCAGGCACCATGCCAATAGTCCACATCCCCATGGGTTGTTTAATACTGTTCCGCAAAACCTAGCAAACTGTAACATCATTCCTGTAAAACCGATAAGATGAATAGAAATAATCCAAAGAAGCAAACAAATCCAATTAAGATAAATGGAATATAATCAAGTAGGGTATGCATGTCCTAGTCCCCAGACAACAAAAAATGTAATTGAAGAGAGTATAATTGATGCAGCAATAGTAGTATGTTTCATTTATTTCTATTTTTCCAAAGTTCTAAGAAGTAACGATCAACATCATATAAATCACCTTGAGGTGGTTGCTCTTCAATTTGAGACCATTCATTACATAATGCCCTCATATCTGGTGTTATGCCATGAGGTAAAAACATTCTACCAAATGATGACATAGCAAACGCAAACCTCATTCTAATGCGCTGTTCCATTTCCTGTGTAGGCGTCGGTTTCATAATAATTATTTTCACCTTTTCTGTACCCGAAATATGCGGTGGCACATATAAAGGGTAGTGATCCAAATAATAAGACATTAGCTAAAGTCATTAATTTTATCCTGGTAAGTTTTAATTAATTTAATTACTTGTTTTCTATCACATCCACAAGGTGCATTCTTTACACACCGAAGGATTAATTCGTTATCACTAATGGAGGGTTTTATAGTAAACCCCCACTTATCAACTTTCTTATCTACTGGTGCTTCTAGACTATCGAACATGATGACCACCAAACATATAACGCATACCATTAAGAACTTTGTTGGCAAATACACCTAGTCTTCTAGAGTTGAACCTCTCAAATAGTGCGGTACTAAGGACAGGAGTGGGTACACCAAGATCCACAGCAGCGTGAACAGTCCAACGACCCTCACCACTGTCTGATACTCCCCCATCGAATTTGCCAAGTTCTCCATCGTTCCGTAATACATCAGCGGTAAGATCGAGTAACCAAGACCCAACCACAGAACCACGACGCCATAACTCAGCCACTTCAGTACAATCAATATCGTAACAATAATCTTCTGGACAATCCATTGGAGCAATCTCAGCATCCCCCTCAACAACGTACTTTGCCCCAGCATTAGCTTCATGCAGGATATTAAAGCCTTCGGCGTATGCTTGCATGATTCCATACTCAACTCCGTTGTGAACCATCTTTACAAAGTGACCTGCACCAGGTGGTCCACAATGTAACCAACCATATTCAGCACTGGTTGCTCTACTTGTTGGGTCTGTGCGAGGGGCAGAGGCAATACCAGGTGCAAGTGCTCTAAAGATTGAAGAGCAGACGGATACTGCATGAGTTGAACCACCAACCATAAGACAGAATCCACGGTCCAAACCGTAAACACCACCACTAGTACCACAGTCAATATACTGGATGCCCAGTTTCTCAAGACGGAGTGCCCTCCTCCTCGAATCCTTAAAATTGGAATTGCCATGATCAATAACAATATCTCCATCACTAAGTAGTGGTAATAACTCATTGATAGTTTCCTCTACTAATTCTGCTGGAATAACAAGTTGAAAAATACCAGGAACTTCACCAGCACTGGTGAATTTTTTACCATCGGATTTAACTGCCTGTACAAGATACTCTAATGATGTAACACATCCACTGATATAACCTGCTTCATATTGCTCACATGCTTTTTCGTAATTGTTTCTATAACCCCAAACTTCAATACCTTCTTTAATCATACGTCGGGACATACCCTCACCCATACGACCTAAACCAATCATTCCAACTTTCATTTTAATCTTCCTTTATTTTTTACAGACCATGTTATCTCCATGGCAATAACCATCAATGTAATAAACCCAAAAACAAATAAACCACTCATCATAACGTTATCTTCAACCATGGAAATATAGGATCTATAACTCCGATGAGTCGAAGTAAACCCTCAGCAAAAAGTGCGAGAACAACCCAACCAACACACATACTGATAATTCCAGCATTACGATTATGTTTTCGTATGGCATAATCAATCATCTCCTGGCATTCTTGTTTAGTTACCCATTCGGGTGGTTCCATATCATCAGAGTATTCTCTATACATCAATTTACATGTATAGTGCCAGTCATACCTGCTCCCTGGTGAGGACCACAGAAGAAGTTATAGTCTCCTGCATCAGCAAACACAACGTCTTGTGATTCTCCAGGAGCAAACAGCAATGCTTCTCTAGACAGGTCAGGACGTGCCTCAACAATAATATTGTGGGGAGGTAGTGATTCATTAATAAAATGAACCGTATCCCCTGCAGAGATTGTAATCTCATTCGGTTCAAATACTAGGTTGCCATTATGACCCATTGATACATCTACTGCCCATACAGGAGCAGCAAAGAACATCATAATAAAAAATGTAGCAAGGATTTTCATATAGTTTTTATCAACTACACTATCTATAGCACATACTGCCCCATATGACACGAATTTGTTTTGACTTCATAACTTTTTAAGTCAATTAATTCTTCGTAATACGGTGCTTTTTTATACAAAAAAAAAGTCCCGAAGGACCTTCTTTTACTATTGTAAAAATTATTTATTCTCCAACTTTTTCTTTCTTCTCCAATGTAGGTGCTTGTTTTGATTCCTTTTCATCCTTCTTCTTAGAAGGCATCACTCCGAAGGTAGCTAATGTACCAGTAAAAACGGAAGCAATAAAAGTTGGGTCGATATTTTTCTGAGGAATACCAGGAACAGTTACATAATTAAGAGTCAGAATTGCTGCTGACCATCCAAGTATAATAACTCGGACGAGAGTTGATACACCCTCATCCGCCCACTCAAATTTATTTTCCTTTTTGGTTTCCTCTTTCTTTTTTGGATTTGATTCCATAAGTAAAGAGCTAGGCTCTTTTATTTATTTAATAAAACCGTTCTGCTCCAACCATTCACGAGTCATTGGAGTTGGATCATAATCGGTCCACATAGTACCTGCAGCACAAGATTGAAGTGCTTTAAGAGTCATGCCTTCAGTTTTACCTGCCCAGGTTGCTTCCTTCTCCCATGGTCTTGCAGAAGGTGGGTATGTCCTATTAACCATCTCTTGCCATAACATAGGAACATCATCCTCAGGCATGATGATAGCAATCATACTATTATCAATTGTACCTGCCATACAATCTTGTGCTGCGTGCCATCCTTCATGACGCATGACACTCATCAACACACCTGGACGACTCATAAATGTTTTATTAAGAAAGAAATTATTACTTACAGTATGATAAACACCACGATGTCCTACTGGAAAATACTTCTCATCCGCTAGAAACACATTGACTCCGACCTGATTGAGAGAAACGAGCATGTTGTTGAATTCATTAGCAATAGGATAAAAAGAATCAGTATTGGGATACTGATTAGAAATATCCAAAAGACTAACAACTTCTTTGACTCCATCCCTACATTCTCCTAGTAGCATACATCCCATTGAATGGTTAGAGTAATACTCATCATCTTTAAGAGGGTTTGCCAGACTCGGGCTCGTCCCTAATAGGCATGTACCAATTAGGATTGAGCTCAAGGCATTTTTCAAGTTTGTAAACCTTTTCATCATGTATCTCCTTCAAATAATTTTGAAAATAAAATTCAATGTTGTTTGTATTTTGATTGCCTTGACTTACCCAGTCATGGCAAAATTCATATACCGCACGGCAATGTTCTTCTAAGTGATGACTAAGAGCACGAAAGACCATTGCCCTCATTTGCATACGGTCATCAGCGTATCTCCAGTCTTTTGGGAACTCGGACATAATAAAAAATATATTCCTTACGTTATATAGAATAGCATAAAAATATTTTTATGCTACTAGTATCATTTTTTTAGTATAATCGTATGCATACAATTCACGATTACCCTTGATGCCCCATCCTAACCAATAATAAGCAGGAACCATATACTGACTGACAGTTTGTCCACTGCCCTCAAATTCTGGGAGAACTTTTTGGAAGATAGGTTCGTTAATCATCCAACGAGTTTGACCTTCCAGACTACTTGGATCACATTGATATTTGGCACAGAAGTTTCCAAGACCTTTGTAACGACCGATAGAAGTCCACTGAATCAAACCAAATCCACCAGACTTACATTCAGTATAGGAGACTCTAGCACCACCTTCACAGATGTTGGAGATAAACTTACTCTCCTGCTTGATGTTACCAAGAATAGTAGCAAGAGCATTACGATCAGTAATTCTTGTATACTCTTGCAGTGCTGCTAAGACATATTGCTCTTCAGGAGTGCAATTAGGACACTTCCACAGTTTAGAAGCAATCTTCTCAATAAGAACTGAATTCTCTTCACTTATAGTAACATCCACTGATGGTGAAGTTCCTAAAGGTGAAGATGCACATGCAGACTGTGTAACTAATAAAGCACAGGCACCAATTGCTAAAATTCGACTAAACATTAAAAATAATCCAAAAACGACATCCGTTATAGGAGCAAATCCTTACGGCACAAAATGATTAGATTCACATACTAAAGTGAATAATTTGTTTTGTCAAGGGGTAAGCGCATCAACAGTTATTCGCACTGATGTCAACTCACTATACCTCTTACAAAGGTCTTCACTGGATTCATGAGACCATTTATGATAAAGTTCTTTTAATTGATCTTTATACTTGCTACCATCACAACCAACCATTTCATCTGCAACTATGGTTTTAATTAACGTGTCTCTGGTGTAAGTCATTTAAATTCTAGGATATCCAACAAAAACAATAATTGGTGAATAAACAATCTTTAATAAAAATCAGTATTGTTTTTTTGGTTTTATAATATCTCTACTTGAGATTTTATTATTTATTATCTAAGTTTACTATCGTCAATAACGATATTCTTGGATTCTATCCAGAACCCTATTTAGATACTTATGTGCTAAATCCTTTTCATTTTGCCTTACTGCTTTAGATTCACTATCAACATCATGCTTAAGCTTAAGCACATGACATATCAATTCATTTTTGTTCAATTGATTCTTTGGCATATAATAAAAAAGACTCTACTCATTATATAGAGTAGAGTTAAAAAGTCAAGGTGTGACGTGTGTTGGGATCATCATACCACCACCTGGTCCGTCGTTGTCATCATCAACATCATTATCAGATAAGACTGCATTAATAACAAAAAGCATTACCAGACACGATGCGAATATTAACATTTAATCTTCCTTTGTGATTGTGTAACCTAATTAGTTCCTAGAAGATTCCAGGAATAATTTGGCCAGTGGTTGCATATGCACCCATTGCTGCGATGACTCCGAGCATTGCTGCCCATCCATTAATACGTTCTGCGTTTTCGTTCATTGTTTTTGCTCCTGAGTTTTGTTGTAGATAATAACTCTGCTATTTTCATGAGTGAATACTAGTTCATCATCATGTGCCCAACAGAGTTCTTCGTATAGGGCATTCAGTTTCTCCATGTCTTCATAGAGAGCATTATGATTTGGCATATTTTTCTACAAGTCGTTTAATATTTTGAGTAATGTTTAATCCACCGACTTGTTCTTCAATGACACAATCAAGGTCATCACCTTTAACAACTACAAGAACAGGAGTTGCATAAATCCCATATCTTTTAGCAAGGTCACGATTTTCTTGTGGAATTGGAGTATCACTAAAGTCTTCCAAATCAACCTTTTCAATAATACTTGTATCCAGTTTAATAGAATCCAGATATTTGTCTACTAGATTGCAAGGACCACAAGACTTTTTGGAAAAAAGATAAAATTTATTCATCAGTAAATATTTTCTTCCTGATCAGTTTCAATTACACAATCACTGGTAGGATAAGCAACACAGGTCAATACAAATCCTCCTTCCATTTGGTCATCATCCAAAAAGGATTGGTCAGACTGGTCAACAGTACCTGAGATTATCTTACCGGCACATGATGAACATGCACCAGCACGGCAAGAGTAGTTCATATCAATACCACCTTCTTCGGCAGCATCAAGAAGATATTGGTCATCCTGACAGGTGACGATTGTTTCTGTACCATCAGAGGTGCGGAATGTAACTTTAAAGTCCATTAGTAAGTTTCAGATAATTGTTCTACGGAATATGCCAACAACACAAGGAAGGCAACTGGGATAATTGTAAAGAAAATTTGAGTCATTGTCAAGTGATTCTTGCTACGTTAAAAATCAGAATCCGAAGACACCAAAGAAAAATACACTACCACTGACACTATAAGAGATAACAGCAGCAACAAATCCAACCATAGCAGTGCGTCCATTTAGTTTCTCTGCTTTTTCGGCATATGTCTCATATCCATAACGCTCTGCATCAGTCTCTGAGATATACATTCTTGGTTCTGTGGCATACATGTTTGTACGTCCACCGTCTTCAGTTGTTACAGTCATGTTACACTCCGTTATAAATCTTTACATAATATATAGCAAACATAAAAGTTTGTCAATAGTCCATGTTTCCACCATAACTGATGCAGGTCTTTTTGTTTTCTGCTGATGACCTGCACCACTGCCTCACATAAGAATCTACATCTTTGGTCATTCTAAGGTGAGCATCGTTATGGACTATCCCTATAAATGCTATCGTCCCCAGCAGTAGAAAGGAGGTCAGAGTTCCTGGATTCGTTATGAAGTTTGTAAAGTATTTTTTCATAAAAAAAAGGGGATGCTGTCGCACCCCCACCATATCACCTAGATGTTAATAGTATCAGAAAGAATACTTAACACCCAATTTAGCACCGTAACCACGGTCAAGGTCAGCATCACCTGAACCGACGAATGAGACTTCACCATAAGCACCAAGAGCATCGGTCAATGCAAGACCAAGACCTGCCTTACCAGAAGGAACAGTATCACTCTCTCCACTGTCAGGACTGAGAACAGTAGCACCACCCTGAACGTAGTACGAAGCACTCTCACCAAGAGCACCTTCGTATCCTACGTGAAGGTCAGTATTTGTGCCATTGTAGTTGGATCCCGTGAAACCGGAATTAGCTTCGACGTTGACGTAGGGTCCAGCAAATGCCGCACCAGCAGATACGGACAGAGCAGCAGTTGCTGCGAATACAGATTTAATCATTTAATTTACCTCTTAAAAATTTACTTGCGGAATCTCACCCGCAGATGAAAAGAACCTCGACGTGGTTCTGTTTATTATAACCACCATTAGACTAGTTCAAATTTGCGGAATTCGTCTATGGAAAAATTGTCACATGTGCCAATTGTTGTAATTATTAACATTAGCACATATGCATTTATTTATATTACTATAGAACTTACTTATTGTCCAGAAGCTAATTTTGCTTGTTCTGGACTCTGAGTAATTCTCCCAAGATACGGATCATAGTTCATGATATCCGAAATCTTTACGTTTGCGCCGTTCTGTTCCCAGAACTGCAAGAGACCATCATGACTCGAACGATGAAAAATGTCAATATGTTCGGGATGAATCGATGATCCAAGGGCAAGTTTATACAAGAATAATGGAACAGAGAACGTATTGCCAGAATTATAAATCAAATCATCAGCAACTGCTCTGGGTTTTACTCCATTATCAAGTTTATACTTATTATCCCTCACATGAAATTTTATCAGTTTTTCTGCATGATGTCTAGTAATCATATAGCAAGCAGTTGAAAAGTCATTCACAAACCTCTTATGAAGAGGAACATGTAAAGGTCCTGTACAAATAATTGCTAACTGAATAACGTCCCAATCAAAAGGAACGAGAGATGCAAATTGACTCCAAGTAAAATCCCAATGCTTTACAATTTGAAGGTCAACATCATCTTCCATCATTATAGCATAAGGAGCATCAGATGTGTCAAGAAAATGCTTAATTGCTTTCAAATGAGACGTTGTACATCCAATTTCACCAGAAGTCATTTTTTCTGGGTAACGACCTTTTATAATATCACTTAGATCATCTTCCCTACCATCGTATGCAGAAATACGTTCGTAGTTTTCAATCTCCCAATATTTAAATTGGTCTTCCATATATTCCCTTCTGTCTGGTTGCCCATCAAGATTCAAATAATAAATTGGACCAATTCCTCTTAGTTTATATGCTGATTTATTTTTATCCATATTGTTCTCCAATTA